GTCCAATCTTGTCACTTTCAATGAGAGTTACTTTGATATTAGGATGCTTAACTGCCATCCAGGCCGCAGAGAACCAGCCGCCGACTCCACCGCCTACAACAACGATGCTTTTTACTTTAGATTTCATTTAATTCCCCTTTTCGTAAAATATCTTTTACGATATGTCGTTTAATTTTGCCCATCGCATTTCTTGGCAAGCCTTCTGTCACAATTATGACATCTTTAGGTAGTTCGTAGTGCATTAACTTTTTCTTTATGTGTTCTGTTATCTTGTATTTATTCAATTCAGTATCATCACTTCTTATCACGGCAACTAGTTCCTTCTCTCCTAGACCTCGTTCTCTGTAGGTAACACATACTTCATCTACTCCCTCATATGTAAGGATGGCGTTCTCCACTGCTACAGGAGACACATTAAAACTGTTCACCTTAATCAAGTCTTTCGCTCGTGTCTTAAATGCTAACTCGTTATGTTTCCGCTCAAATATATCACCAGTACACCAATATCCCTCAGCATCAATAATCGTTGCTTCACTGTTCAAGTATCGTTTTGTTATTGTTGGTCCTTTCAACCACAATACACCAAATCTATCTAACTTATGCTCATAAAATTCTGATACTTCCAGTTGCAATTTGTGTTCAGTATCGGGTTCAATAAGATACGTGAGTGCAGGTACGTGTGTTTCTGTACATCCATAAAGATGTCTGACAAGTGGGACTCCCTTATCAAATAATATATCTATCACTTCATTAGTGATTGCAGTACTGCCAATACTCAACTGTCGGTAATGAGACATACTATAATCTTTCCATTTACGAACTTTTTGCAAAGCAAGTAACATTGCTGGTACCATTGTACCGATAGTAGGCTTCCATTTGTTACATAATTCTATATGTCGTCTAGGTTCAAACTGTTCAATAATTATAGTAGCACCTTTTATTAATCCTGGTAGAGTATACAAGTACATACCAGCAATCGTTGATGGTGGAAGTTGAGATAATATTACATCATTAGATGTTAACTTGTGTATTGAAATACTATGTAGACATCCTAGCATACATCCAGCGGCTGAATGAACGACCGCAGATGGACTACCATTCGTGCCACTCGTAAATAAAATAGTATAGGTAGCATTGTCTTCCTTGACATATACTAGACCTTTATTATGTGGTTTTAGTTCTAAGGCATCTTGCTCACTCATTATAACATGGTCAGGTTTACAAGCATCGACAATATCAAATAAGTAATCTTCTGGTAAATTAGGATGAGTTGGAATAAATGTAACACCTAGGATATCACAAGCAAGTATCATTCTCACATAGTGATATTCTTTTTCACTTGCAAACAGTATTTTTTCACCAGGTTTTATAGCAGTTGATAAGACGGCAGCCAGTGTCTCTACACTCTCTATGAGTTCAGAATAGGTATATTGCTTATCTTTACAAATAAGTGCGGTTTTTGACCCGTGGTCACGAGCGGAATGCTTTATAGTTTCAAATATCATAATACTATTGTACCATAAAAAAAGAGGGAAGTCAATAGACAACCCTCTTTCATCTTCTAGGTTATGTAGTCTAGGATTACCTGATACCCTACGTATCCCGGCAGCCCCCTAGTGGGCTATTCTTTTAGGCGTTATGTGCCTCGATAATTAACTTACCATGTTTTTTGAAGAACTTCTCAATACAAGGTACTTTTCTAGGTTCTAGAGGTAACTTGTAAACTTTAAGAGCAGTTCTGCCACCTAATACTGTCATTTCAGTATCAAAGTTTTCCATCATAAAGTTGAAGAAGTTATCAGCCATTTTGTATAACTCATCCATTTTATCTTTACCATTTCTATCTACAAAGTCTTTCAACTCATAACATAGTGAAGTAGTCAATGAAAACATTGCTGAAATTTCTTTTGCCTCAGCAGAAAGTGATGTAACTGTACCGTCTAGGATATCAGAAGGAACAGGTAACTTCCCAGAAATGGCTCTGTGAGCCATAAACTTAGTAGCAACTCCGTCACCAACTGTACCAGCAATCAAGTCGTGTAGTCTACTATCACTAATTTCTTCGCCTTCTTTCGGTAACATTTCTGAAACAAAAGTCCAACTTCTTGGAGTAGCAAAGGCTCTTGAAGCCGTTCTAGGGTCAAAGTTAAATAAATCCATCTTGTTAGATGTTAAGAAACCTACAACATCAGAATGAATTTTATTCTCTAATGCCCAAGTCTGCCAATCTTCAAAGTCAACACCCATTTCTAAGTGAACAAATCTGTTAGCAAGTGGTGAAGGCATCCTATAAGCAACACCTCTATCACTCTCTCTATTACCAGCCGCAACGATTAAAACATTGTCTGGTAAAACATAAGAACCCAATCGTCTATTCAGAATTAACTGATAAGCCGCGGCTTGAACTGATTGTGGTGCTTGGTTCATTTCATCAAGGAATAAGATAACTGACTCGTATTGGTCTGCTAATTCTTGACTAGGTAAATCCGAAGGGGTAGCCCATTCCATTGTACCATTTTTATCATTGAAATATGGAATACCTCTTAAGTCAGTTGGTTCCATCAGAGCAAGTCTAAGGTCAATCATAAAACCTGACCTTTCTTGTGTAATACTATCTACAATTTCTGATTTACCAACACCAGGAGGACCCCAAATGAATACAGGTCGTTTTCTATTAAATGCATAATTAAGTTCAGCCCTAATATCACTAGGTCTGACAACTCTTACATCTAAATCGTTTGTTGATACTTTATTTTTCATAACATAACCTCTCTATTTAATATACTATTATTGTAACACTGATTCTGGATTTGTCAAGTTTTTCACTTATTGACCCAAATACTCACGTTTTAATACCTCTAACTTCTCACCAGCATCATTCAGAATGTAATCTTCTGCCATCTCGTCAAAGATTTGGTAGAATTTATCACCAAAAAGAACATCCCAACCATCAAGACATAGGTCGGCATCAACAAAGTTCCAGTTAACTTTACCATCTGATAACCTATTATCAGAATCGTCTACTGCTTTATTGAATGCTTTTATGAATTTATCGAATTTTAATGCGTAATCTTTTATTGACATATTTAACCTCTCTTTTATTAAACTATACTAGTATTATAGCATAAAAGCGGTATCTGTCAAGTTTTTGGGGTATTAAAAAAAGTCTTATTTTCTACCCATAAATCGATATCACCATCAATCATTAGCAATTCTGCCGCGGCGACCTCTTCAAATAGAACTAATTTAGACTTTCTTAGATAATAGGGAGTTTTGAGATACTTATCAAGTGCAAGTATTTGATTACCTGTGCCAGTAGCAATTTCTGATTTTATCTCTATATTATATGTTTTGAAATGTTTTTTGAGGATATCTCGACCGAGTGCAGACACTCTAAATTGGTTAGATAGAGTACTTATAAAGATATCACTTTGAGTAAGTTCTTTTCTACCTGCGATTTTTCCAGTTGTGTGTTTGTTAATATAATTTATTAACTCAATCTTTTTCACTTTACAACTCTAATTTGTCACCTTTAGTTAAGACGTATACTTCGAAATCGTCACATCTAAATAACTTATTCAAACGTTGTGCTAGGTTGATTGCGTGTCCAGGATTACTAAAAGATACTTTCTTGTATTTTGGACCAGGAAAGTTTACCAACGAATTAAGGCTACGAAGATTTATCGCAACTCCTTTATAAAATACGGAATATACTGCCGTTGCTTTGAGTACTTGTTCACTACGGTATGTTTGATTGTCCGTATGTTCCAAGATTATTGTAGGTTTAGGTCTTGCCATAAGAGTATCCTTATTAATGGTTCTACTCTTATTTATCTAATTATCAGAATAATAGACGTATATAATGGTTATTCCTCATTGAAACCACCACCATCCAAAGTGGTTCCAACGTTGGTATTACGTTTTTTTAGTTCTAACAGTAGCATAGCAATGTCATTTTGTATATTAACTGCTTCATCCATAGGAAGTGTTACCTTGTGGTCACCTCTAAGATTTGCTCGTTTGATTGCCGCTAGAAAATCTTTTAAATTTTTATAATCCATCTCGTTTAATCGCTAATTTTGTTTCGTTTTGCATTTCAGATTTAGTTTTGAATGGTCCTATAAACTCGTAAGTATTTAGTGTATCAAGTTTTCCACCATAAAACCATCGCCAGTCAACTGCAAATCTTACTCCATAATAACCAGCGGCATATCGTACTTTACTTGTTTCTGTTTTAGTATAGGTTGGAATTTGTTTTCCTTTTAACTCTATTGTTTCTGTGTTATATGGTACATGTTTAGAAGGATAGTCTTCTACAATTCCTAATGAAGTCTTCAAGGCTTTTCTTTCAGATAACGGATTTGATTCAACTATAGGACTTTCTTTTGCTTCTAGTATCTTCTCACCAAAACATTGTATGAGTTCTGAATGTGTAACGTGTTCATTATTGATTCCAGAAGATATGTCTGTATTCTTTACATTGACTACAAAATCATCAGATGAACAGAACCGTATTGTTCCTATTTTAATACCTGAGTTTTCTAAAATCCAAAACTTATCTTTAACTATTTCTTTAGTGTATATCATATCTATCCTTTAAGAATGGCATAATAATTTTATCGGTGAAAATTATATGTTGATGTCCTGACGGATGAAAACCATCGGGACATAGTGGTATTCCAGTAGTTACATTATGCTCTTTTGCCCATTCATACATTCCCTTAACAGGTAAGAACACATCATGGTCAATTAAATCAATTAAATGTTGTGTCTCTTTTGATTCAGTTTCAAGTGAAAACATTGATTGCATAGTTGTCATAAAATATTTAATTTTATATTTTTCTAACAAATGTTGTACCCTTAATATATGTTCTAATGTTTGTATTAACTGTCCTTGGGTATTATGAAAATGCTTATAATATAATTTTGATTTTTCATACTCCCAATGAGAATTTAGTATTTCCCAATTTCTGTAGCCATCTATGAATTGCGTAGGATTTTCTATCCATCCATCTTCATTTTCTTTCCAATTCTTCTGAGAAGGATTGTAAATATAAACTTCATGTCTATCCGGATGAGACCACTCTACCCCTACAATTATGTTTTCTGGTTGCACTCCAAGGCTAAGTTGATTACTAACTTCCCAAATAACACTTCTTGCAATTAAACCATTACCTTGGCTCGACATGCCTTTTGGTATTAGTTCGTATTCTGGTAGATTTTTTGCTAAGTGTAAAGGCCAAGTTTCAAGATTGCCACTTAGGGTTTCACTAAAACTACATCCTGCTGATATTAATTTCTTTATCATTTAAATCTTTTTAGTATCTTCCATGTTTCTTTCCAATTCTTTACATGATGAACCTCAGTACGGTCATAGGGACCATATTCAATTACTTGTGCAATTCCATAATCATTGCCACCAGGTTGTATATTGTCACCGAAGAATATCAGTTCATCTTGGAATGTGAAATCTTTAAGTATCTGTGCTTTGTCTTTACCTATTTCTATAATATCTAATCCAGTTTCGCCTGCTATCTGCGATACAATATTAAGTTTTTCTGAGAACTTCTTATTAAATTCATCAGAAATCGTTTGTCTTTCATTCGTTGATGTATCGTATGTAACATACTTCTTTCTTTGGGCCTTTGATGCATTTCTACCAAGTATACTAAAGTTTAATAAACCTGGTCTAGAGTCAAAATGTAATCCAGTTTTTGGTTCCCATTTACTGTTAATCATTTTCTTTACTAAGAACTTGTGTGCTACCTCAGGTAACTCAAAATCTTTAGTATTGAATACACATACACCTTTTTTATGTTTAGTATTGCCTGATGAATTATATACTGCGTTTACTTTTGCGTATAGAGTTTCACCAATCTGTTCTTCGGTTTTGTATCTATCACTTCCTGTGACTAAGTATACGTTGTTCCATTTGTTAAACTCTAAGAACCACTTTAGAAATTTTTCATCAATCTTACCTCTACTTGGAGTAAGAGTACCATCCACGTCAAAAATATAATTTTTCATTTACTTCCAAAACAGTATAACCAACCCATAAACAAATGTTATCACTGCGAATACTAATAAGGATTCAATCAATGAAGTTGGTTTTCTTTTTCTCATTGTGCCGGATATGGCTGATTAAGGATTGATGCAAGTTCATCTGGTGACTTAGCAAGATTTTGTAAATCATGTATGCCACAGAACTTTAAGAAGTTCATACCAACACCAGCATTAGTCTTAGGAATACTATTCTCTGCAATAGTTTCTACAAACTTTACTTTTAAATCTATAGGTTGAGCAGTTAAGTCAACTAGTTTTACGTTGCGTTCATAATCATCACGTACTGTATGCTCTACACCATTATGGTCAGTCCATACCTGTAGCATAAAATTATTCCAATTAAATCCACCATTTTCTTTATCTGCATATGCTTCTAACATACCAACTTTGTTCTTTGTGCCTTTCTTACGACAACCAGGATATGCACTAAAGATGTTATCTGATGTATCACCACGGACACACTTCTCAAACAATGCCCACTCTGGGTCTACTTTTTCTTTAACTTCACCAGTTTTCTTTTCTTTTATAGGTGTCATGTTCTTATCATCTTTAAAGAAACCATCTTTAGTAATGATACGATTTTGTACACCGTCATACATTGTTACGTTATCTGAAATTAACTGAAAGTAATCACTATCACTTGATACAATAATGTGATTGTCATTTGGATGTGCCTCGATGAATAGTGCAATCATATCATCTGCTTCGGCTTCGGGATTTTGTAATAGTGTTACGTTTGTTTTTTCATCTAAGAATGTAATCATATCATCATATGATTGATACATGATTTGGTCTTCTTCTTGTTCTCTGACACTCTTAGCCATACGGGCGACTTGTCTATTCTTCTTATATGGTTCATAGAAGTCTTTACGCCAACTACGACCTTCTAAACAGAACACGGCATGGTCTGCGTTGAATTTGTTATAACATAGTTTTACACTACTAAGCATAATATGATATGCCATACCAATTTTCATATCAATACTAGCACCACGCATTGCAACGTGTTTTGCTCTATGATACATATTAAACGAATCTACTAGAATGAATGTAGTCATGTGTTCCCCATTTTATGAATAAGTTAATACCATTATAACACGATTAATGATAAAGGTCAAATTAATAGTACTCAGAGGTATTTTTATCTGTTTTAACCTTGCTAATGATTAGACCATCTTTACTATCCGTCATTACACTTTTTCTGACACCTTCTGCATCTTCTAAATCATTCAGCACAATATTCTTACATAAATCATTAAACCAGTTGTCAACAATTTGGTCTTGTTCAAGACCTTCATATCCGTTTTCTGCTAGATACTCTACGAACTGGTCATTGAAATCTAATTCAAAGAAACCTTGTCCTGGTTTATCTTTATCTAATTCCATACCAACAACTCTGACATATTCTTTGCCTTGTAATGTTGCCATGTTTTTATCGTGTGCATGTTGGTCTATATGACCATACTTGAAGTTAATCTTTTCAAGTGCAATTGCTTGTTCTTTTTCGTCAACAATTCGTCTAGCAATTGCTCTTTCTTTTTCTTCTGGTGTGCCAAACCAGTTAGATGGATTTAGTGGATTGCTCATCTATATACTCCTTTCTTTGGTTGTTCTTTTTGTTTTCTTATCATTGCTTTAGACATATAAGGTTTAGGTATTTGAAATCCTCGCTTTTTTCTTCCAATAGGAACTTTTGCCCATCTATCAATTATATTGCCTTTCTTGTTCTTATACTTAACACGAACAAGTACATCTTTAATCTTTGATTGGATATCAAACAATGCTTGTTTTAGTCCTTTGTATTCTTTTGATTCTATTTCTGTACCATCTAACGTTTCAAACGTAAATGTTTTCATCTTACTGCTCATTTGTTTCCCTTTCATATTCAGTGAAGTCGTAGTCTTTATCTCTCCAGACTTCGTTATCTTCTTCATCTAAAATTTTAATCCATTCAATGTCAAAGTCGCCTAGCCCAACTGGTGTTTCATTTTCTGGTTCATGGTCGACTGCATTCTCACCCAAATCGTCCATTAAATCATCTAAACTTTCAGCAGTGTTTCCTTCACGTACAAAGAATTTCTTTTCAGCATCGTAGTAGTTAACTTCCCATAGAACTGTGAAGTTTACCATCCTATTTTCTCCCATGGAACATCTTTATTACCAAAGTGTCCATATGTACAGTTTTCACTATACTTATAAAAATCAAATAAACCAAATCTATCAATGATTCCTTTTGGTGTTAGGTCAATGTTTTCTTCGATATACTTTTGGATAGTTCTATTGTGTCCATTACTATCTACATAGATACTCGTTGGCTCTTTAACACCGATAGCATAACTCAATTGAATTTGACACCAATCTGCCATGTTATCTGCTACAACATTCTTTGCTAACCATCGTGCCATGTAGGCGGCACTTCGGTCGACTTTTGTTGGGTCTTTTCCAGAAAAGGCACCACCACCATGGGGAGCATAGCCACCATAAGTATCAACGATAATCTTACGCCCGGTAAGTCCTGTGTCGCCATCAGGACCACCAATGACAAACTTGCCTGTAGGATTAATATGCCATGTAGTGTTTTCATCAATTAAATCTCCCATTACATTATTAACTGCTTCACCAACTGTACTTTTAAGAAGTTGTTCAGAACCCTCGGTATGCTGTGTACTTACAACAATCTGGTCAGCACGTTTTACTTTACCACCTTCATATTGTAAACTTACTTGTGATTTCGCATCTGGTAATAGAAATTTATAAGCAGTATTTCGTTTCTCTTTGAGGTCTTTAAGTATCTCGTGTGCGTAATATATAGGTGCTGGTAGCATTGCATTGTTTTCATTAGTTGCATAACCAAACATTAATCCTTGGTCTCCAGCGCCGAAATCATCGGTTCCTAGTGCGATATCGCCTGATTGTGAATGTATTTCATTATAGACTTTTAGTCTTTCCCAATGAAAGCCTTCTTGTTCATATCCAATTTCTTTAACTGTATAGCGGACAATTTCTTCTACATCGTCCTTACTAACATTAAAGTTCTTTACTTCACCCGCTAACGTTACGTGGTTAGTAGTTACAAGTGTTTCGACTGCAATCCTTGTAGTTTCATCACCATTTTTTAGTCCAGCATCTACCATTCTATCACTAATCTGGTCAGAAACTTTATCTGGATGACCGTCGCTTACACTCTCGCTTGTAAAAATATAGTTGTTCATTCGAATCCTTAATAAAAGTTAATAGTTATCTACTATTATACAAAATAATAGACCAAAAGTCAAGTGGTTTTATTCTATTGTCTTTCCCAAGTATGCTCAGAAGTCAATTTAAAACTGCCAAAACATGGCATATTCCAACGCTCTGGTTCTATCATACTTAAAAACAGCCCATTATTACCTTTGTAAAGATGATATATTCTGCCTACTACAGGATTGATATTACATGTGGCATTATACACCATTTCAGTATCTTCTGTTAGTTTGGCTAATCTAAAGTATTCTTCTTTGAGTTCTTCAAATTTAGAAGTAAGTTGTGCCCGAGCATTTGCTCCTCGTTCTCTTTTCTTAGATAATACGGCAGGAACTGTAAATGCTGGTGCTCCTACATTTGTAGGATAAGGAGATAATCCAGGATTATCTGCTACTAAGTCTGGCTTCTTCACTTTTCTTGTAAGATAGAATATACGTCATACCCAGCATCACGTAATTTAGCACCGCCACCTAAAAACTCAAGTTCCATTATACTTAATATACATGAAACGTTTGCTTCACATCTTTCTATCAACTCAATGGCAGCCTCAAGTGTTCCGCCTGTTGCTATAACATCATCAATAATCAGAACTTTATCATCTTTTTGTATTGCATCTATTTGTAAATGCAATTCATCAGTTCCATATTCTAATTCATATTCAGTAAAGATTGTTTCTCCTGGTAGTTTACCTTTCTTTCTAGCCATTGAGAATGGTATACCAGTTTGAGAACTCAAAGCACCTGCCATTGGAAATCCACGAGCATCTAAACCAACTATTTTATCAAATTCTACTTTACCTTTTGCTAAAAGATAATCATCAAACAATGACATTACATTCTTTAAGCCTTTAGGTGCATTAAAGATACTTGCCATATCCTGATAGAGTACTCCAGGCCTAGGATGGTCTGGAATAACTCTAATCAAGTTTTGAATAGTTTTTGGGGTTGGTTTTATAATAGTCACAAGTTGTTTTCTAACTCTGTAACTCTGCTTCTAATTTTACAATCTCTTCTTTTAGATGTAGTTTCTTTAATTTCAATTTAGAAACAACTCCATCTTCCGTATGCATCTTAAATGCAGTAATGATTCCGTTGTCTAAATCTCTGTGTTGTTTCTTAAGATAGATGAGGCGTGTACGTTTCTTCTCGTCTACGTCTGGTCGTATTGGTGTAGTCATATCCATTAACTCCTATATAAGACCTCTCTCAGATGTATTTATATTATTAGTTACCGGCTTTTGCAGGTAAAATATATTCATATAAACCTAGACCACTATCAACTGAAATCATCATAGCACCTTGGTCAGAGAGTTTCATATTCATGGTACTTGTGTCACTTAGTCTAAGAATAGTTAGAACTGTTGATAATGGAAAACTCCACCCAGTCTTTAATTCGCCTTCAACATTTGATGCAAATGGAAGTTCTACTTTATCTGTTGAACTATCACCAATATAGAATACTAAGTTACCATCAACTGTTCTTGCAGTAAGCAATGGGTCAAATGCACCTAGAATACCTGCAAAGTATTGTAAGTCTTTGATTGCTTTTTGTGATGGCATAATTTCTACATTCCATGCCGCACCTCTGAAAGTTGCAGTTTTAATTTGGGCATCTACTAATTCACTTACGATTACTCGATATGAACTATCAAACCCACCTGGCATTGAGAAGTTAAGTTCGGTAGTAACGTCTGCACCATTACGTGTTTCTGTGCCTACTTTAACATCTGACTCAATTGCATTGCCTTCTTTATCTTCACTAGTATAACTAAGAAGACCACTAAGAACGCCTAGTCTACCTAGACCAAACTTTCCTTCGAATTCAGGAACTGGCGTGTGTAATTTGCCACTTAATACAACAGTACGGTCTTCGTCCATCGCATCGATTGTAGTCCCCTCTTTATCTGTTGTCACTTTAGCCGCTTGGATAATACCTAGCGAATGTGTGTGCTTCACAATATCTTTTAAAATATCACGCATTTTTGCTCCTTTTGATTAATATTAATTTATTATAACACAATTTAGAACCATTTGTCAACCTATAAATCGAATAGATTATCAAATGTTTCTGATGCATTTGCATCACTCATATCCCAATTTAGTACTCCAATTAGGTTATCTAGTTTCTTATCAACAATAGTCTGTTCCATTAACTCATGGTCAAATGGCAAATCTTGGAACCATTGTGGTATTTTTGTAGCATCTACAGGATATGCAACACTTTTCAACTTAAATGTATTTGGCTTTAGTTTACATATAATACATTTCATACCATCTACAATTTCTACTGCATATCGGTCTTGATTAAGTTCTCGCAACATATTCCAGTTTAGTGCGGCAGATACGTGTCCAGGAAGATGCACTTTATCTCTTTTAGATTTATCACCGCCGTTATTCAAATCTCTTGCCATTGCCTTCTTGGCGGCATTCACTCTGTTCTTGTATGAAGTCAAATTATTCACACGGGACTGAGAACCTTTTTCCCAACCAGGCTTTGCTCTAAACTCTTTCTTAAACTCTTTAACCATCTCAATAACGTCTTCTCTGCTACCATCAGTCAACACTTTCAATAGTACTTCACTGAGAAAGTTTTGCATATATCCAGGAGTATCAGAACGTTTTAGGTCAAGACCCATTGCTTTAATCTTTCCTGGCTTACCATCAACATCTCTGCGTTCACCGTCATCATCATAGATGAGCATTGCGTATCGTTTCTTTTTAATAAAGATACCTTGTGTCGCACAGTTCTCACGACCAGCAACAATAATCTCACCTTCTTTTCTAGGAACATTAAAGAATGTTTTCATAAAATCTGGAAAACTTTCGTTCACTTGATTCGCTACCTCGTCATACAAAGATAACACTTTATCTTTATCCCACTCAATAGTTCCATCATCAATCTCTTGTTTGTAAACAGGATACATTGAATAGTAAATGGAGTCTGTGTCACCGTAGATAACTGCTGGACCTTTGTAATCATATGCACCTGCAATAACTTCATTTGTCTTAGCACCCATATGTCGAGTAATGCAACGACCTGTTAGAGTTGTACTCTGACCAATACGTTTATCATAGAATCGACAACCTTGGTTCAAAATCGCACCATATAATGAGTTCAAGTTAATCTTCTTAACAAGTTGTCGTTTATCCCAGAATGCTATTTCTTCTTTATCACCGGCTTCAATTGCCTTTTTCTTGTTCTGTTGCATCACTTGTCGTTCTGCATACCACCGTTCTAATAAACTTGGAATAATACCTTGAACGTCTTGCTTGAAAATAGTACCATTGGCTGTAAGAGTCCAGTTCAATTCACTATTGTATATTAAATCATATGCTTCTGCGCCTGATAGTGCTTGTGTTGTTTTGTTTTCTTCCCATGGTGCATCTTCTAAGACTAAAGTAATATTACTTGCTTTGTCTTTCTCATTAACTAAACGAAATTCTTCTGAACTAAACGTTTCGTCCCATGCTTGAGATGAACCGTATGTTTTAGCACCAGTCTTTCTGCCCTCTGATATTCTATCACCAATAAGTTTATTTGTAAAGTCTGGTCTTAGTTGTCCAGCAATAGTTTCTGGTGACATATTCATTGCACGAATAACTGAAGGATAAAGAGAGTTGATATCAATACCTGCTACCCACTTCTGTAAACCTTTCTTGGGAACTGCCACAAAAGCACCAGCGGCCTTCTGCATTTCTAAGTCATGTAATTCTTCGTCACTCAAATCAACATCATCATCTGACCATTCACGTCTCTTTCTGTCAGGAACAACCATACCACGTCTGTGTGCTTCGTTAATGATTGCTTGTTCTGTAACTGCAACTGCGCCCATTGTTGTTTTGATATTAACAGTGTTATCGTGGGCAATTTCATTTGCTAGTTCAATAAATCTTAATTTCTTATCAATCTTATCAAGTAGTGCAACGTCTTGTCTGTTGTATTCTACAAATTTATAAAAGTCATTGTTATATAATTGGTCTAATGTGCCTTCATAGGCAGTTTTCTTTTCACCAACTTCGTGTTCACCAATAGTATCAAGTGAGTAGGAATGCATTTCGTGGTAAGTATACTTACGATATAGTTCTAAGTAGTCTAAGTGAATTCTTCCGAACAAGTCAAACGTTTCTTGTTCTTTACCATATTTTACTATCTTACGTTTCTGAGGAAATAAATCCCAAAGACACATCTTGCGTGTATGCGACTTACTTAATACCTCAGTTATTCTATTAACAGTATAGGGAATATCATAACCTTCAGAGTTCCAACCAGTTAACACATCTGCATCTTCAATGACATCCATGAAATCATTCAGCATATCTGCTTCACTTAGGTATAGTTGAGTGTTATCAAATTGCTCACAAATACGTTGGGCTTCTTCAAGACCTTCACCACTTCTCATCGACTTGGGTGGGATAGCAAGAGTCACAAGCAAGTCTAACCATTGAAGATGTACTGTGATTGCTGTGATTGGCATGAATGGGTCACTAGGGTCAGCAAATCCCCGATTTGCATCGAAGTCTGTTTCGATATCGAAAAAGGCAGTATTTAGAGTAGGCGAATCAAGACCATTATAATTCTCACTCAAACACTTAACTTCAGGCTTCATATCACTTTCGTAAAATGTCTTGCCTGTGTTTATCTTTCGTTCTTTATGGAGGTCTTTGAGACGTTTACATTTGATTTGACGAACTTTGTCACCATGAATACTTACATGGTCACCGCGTGGGTCTTTCACATAGAAAGTACGCCACGCTGGATAATCATTGTAAACTCGTTTACCTTTACTTCTTTCTACAACTTGAACAATATCTTTGTCTTTGTTGTAGAATGCATCTACATAACTCAAAGAGTACGACCAACTGTTTCTAAGATAGTTTCCATATCTTCAAAGTCTTGGCGAGTTTCGGCAAGTTTTGCCTTGTGTGCCACAGAGATTGCTTTGTTTAAAACTGCTGGTTTGACATCGATTTCTTCAGCAATTGCTCTTACAGTATCACGTAATCCACCTTTGAGGTCTTCACATTCTTGTAGAACTAGGCAGCCTTCATTCACTAATTGAATGAGTTTTGCTTTTTCTTCTTCATTAATTGCGTCAATTGACATATAAATCTCCTATAAGTTGGACAATAAAAAAGAGTGCTTTTACACACTCTTTATATATTAACATAGGTGACTTACAAAGTCAATAGATTTTTATGATTATTTGGCTTGTTTTTCTGCATCTTTCATGGCTTTTTCTACCATGTCATTCGCATGTTGCTTAGATGCCGCAAGAGGATTACCGAAACCAGATTTATCAGCCGATTTTGCTAAAGCACCCTTGGCAAAATCCTTAACTTTAGTGCCAACTGCTTTTATTTTATTCTTTGTTAAATCTCTTTTCGCTTGTGCTACTTGTGATGGAGTAGCGCCTGTGCCACCACCAATCTTTTTGCCCATATTAGCAATCATTTTGCCTTGTGGACTATTAACATTATGCTGTTTGCCACTTTTATCTTTTATCATTCCATTTACTGCACCCTTTGCCGCACCTCTGGCTACTTGACCTTTAACACCTTTAGATGCTAATGCGCCGCCAACTGCTTTTGCCGCTTGTCCTAATGCTGGTAAAATCTCATCAATACGTTTGCCTTCTTTGATGCCTTCACTAAGTTTGCTAAATGCAAAGTTTGATAGTTTAAGCATACCTTCTTTGGTTCTTAGCATGTTGTCAATTTTTTCTTGTGTTTCTGGCTTAACTGCATCATATACTTGTGATACTGCTGATGCTGTGTATAAATCTACTTTCATCTTGCCATCGTCAAATTTTACTTGTTGATTTTGTTTGTCTGCTACAATCTTTTTAATCGTATCAATTGCTTTATTGTTACTCTTTGGTTTCATATCCATAACTTTTAAGAATTCGTCTCTAGCCGCAATTGCTTCTTCGTCTTCTTTGTTTGCGCCTTCATAGTAACCTGTATCTTCTTTATAGCCTTTTGCTATTAATTCTTTCCACTGTTCTGGGTCGCTTGTAGTTGTTCCATGATGATTGCCTTTGTCGTCTATTTTAATAAACTTTTTCATGCCAGATGCTTTTTCTTCATCTTTCATTTTCTTGACCATATC